CCTTCGAAGCGCGCTTCGGGCGGCCTTTTGTTGCAAGAAGGCAGACTTCGGCGTTTGCTCTGGTCCAGCTTCCCAGACCCCAAAACCAGCCAGGGGATTTTTTATTCCGCTTCACCCATACAAAAGCCGCGGTCTTATATTTGAAACCCCAGCGGCGTATTGTTTCCAGGCCGATTTCAAGGTTAGGGAACGTTACCCATAGAAATAAAATACAGTTTTCGGCCGCTATGTCCTGGACGGGTAGGTTGTATATTTCTTCTGGCTTCATGGTCTTATAGTGCTTCGCGGCCGGACCATTTCCGGTCCCGTTATAAAGCCTATAGGACCAGGGCGGGTCCGCGTAAATAACATCATATTTCTTGTTCGGGAACGGGATCATGTGCTTACACACCTTTCCTGGGCAGCTCTGGACGCCATAATTTCCATTGACCGAATAAGGGTATATTCTGAAAATGCCATTTCGCGGACTGTGTCTGCTGTCAGTAGGACCAGGTATTCGTCGCCGTAACCGTCTTCACCGTACTGGCGGCCGGCGCGCTCATTTGCCAGGTCAAGTTTACGGCGTGCGTATTTTTCGGCCTTTTGGAAGAAGACGGGACATATTTCAGTCCCGACTTCTTTTTCGACCCTGGCTTTAAGTTCAGAAGTCGTTATCATCTTCGATAACCTCCTTTTCCGTGCCTATTCGCCTGAACAGTTCTTCCACAAGCTGGCGCGTTGTGAAGTCTTCAAGCATAGCGGAAGGGGAAAGGTCGATTTCGTATTCTTCCAGTTCGACTTCGATTTCAGATTCCACATACAAAGCCGACCGAACGCCCCCGCAGGCGGTGTACGCGTAGTAGTTGCCCAGCGCGCCGTCCGCGTGGACAAGCCGCGCGCCGCGCGAATTGCCGGCGTCCGGGGTTATAAGCCACCACCAGTCGTCCATGTCAAGAAGTCCCTGTTCGCTGTACTTCCTGAACATGGCTTCAGTTAGAAGACCGATTTTATCTGTTACGCTTCCGTAAGTGTTATTGCCGGCACTGTCGGTAAGGTCCCATTCTGCCGGAATGATGTTTTCCGACAGGATCGGGCCGCCGGCTTCGTCAAAACTATTTAGGAAGTCACGGTTCAGATCGGCGCGAAGGGTGCTTGTCCGCCAGTTGTTCGCTTTCCAGTCTTCAGACCGGTTAGGCTTAAATGGCTGACAAGTGAATGTCCGTACGGCGATACATTCATCAGTTATCACCAGGGTTTTACCATCTGCAAAATGTTCCAGAACTCTAACGGCCACAGGGCCGGCATTGAAAACAGTACCGGGTTTCAGGTGCTTAATTTTTACATTTACGCTCATAACAAGGTTTACCTCCTTCATAATCTTCGATTACCACTTCAACCCGTGGATTTTTGGGGTCTACGGCGAAGCCGTCTGTAAAATATTCAATGTGTTTCCAGCCGTCATTTTCCAGGACGCCCATCCGGACAAGGCTGTCCTGAATAAATTTCTTTGCAAAGGCAATATTATCTTTATCACGCCTTTTGTTAGGCTCTATCCAGGTGTAATGTATAACCACCGGTCCGGTGAAGCGGACGCCGCGAAGCTGGGATTTTATCATAATGCCGATAACATGTTCAGCTTGCTTCTTCATAGACGCCGCTTTGTACTTGCCTTTTTTGCCGCGTTCGGCTTCGATATATTCGTTCAAACCTGGCAGAAGGCCAGGGATAGTCAGTTTACAGCGCAATTCTTCACACCCCTTGTTTCATCTCAACTCCTCCTGGCACTCTGGACAATAATGCTTAAATTCCCCGTCAACCAACCTTTTCTTCCAGCCTTCTTCGTTCATAAAGTTCATCACATCAGCCCAACTGTCGCACTCTTGCCCCGTTCCGCAGTTGTCACAGATAGCCATATATTTGTTTCTGTAGATTTTTTCAATCAAGCCAATCACTCTCCTGATACGGTTCTGGCAATGGCATCCATGCTATTACTTCTCCGCTATCTGCCCATAGTTCAAATCCATTATCTTTGTCATAGGTCGCTGTTGCTATAAATTCATCATCCATGCAAACCAACACATTTACATCGCCGTATTCATCTACTACTGGTAACCTTTTATTTACTGGAATCCATGTGCATTTTTTCATAGCATCCAGCGCAACCTCAAAATGTTTCTTTTGCTCTATCAATTCTTTCTGCAGTTTCTCACTGCACTCTGCTATGATTTCATCCGATTCCCGGATTGCATCTTCAAAATAAGCAATCGCTTGCTCAAGCTTTGTCATAACAATCCCTCCATTCTTTTTACAAACCCTTTACATTGTCCTACAATATCGGAATGCTTCATATTTCCTTTGGATCCACACCAACTACATGGTGGTCTGCGGTCATGTAAACAATTATCTGTTCCTTGCCAGCGGCATCTAGCGCATCTACAGAATTTGCACTTCTTCCTCTTCATCCTTGACCGCTCCTTTCACGATTTCTATGGCTTTTTCCGTATCTATTACATAGTTATCTTCATCACTAACTGCATCGTAGATATATCTTTCGCATTCTTTTAGCTGTTTCACAACCTTGTCCACATCATAGGCAACCGGGATGTCCTCTATTTCCTTATGTAAATCAGCATTAAGTTCGAGATACAAGTTGCATAAAGCACATAGCTTATTAAATTTTTCCCGTTTTGGAATTTCGTCAACTTTTGTTTTAAAAAATTCCTTTATAATTTTTTCTACTGCTTTTCTGCTAATTAAATCACTCACTTTCCCACCCCATTTCTGATAAAGGATATACTACATTACATTTCTCGCACTTAAAACAATCGGGTATTTCACTTTCGTAGTGTTTGTTCATTAATTTCAATCATCTCCTTTTTTGCTATGTAATGTGGTTAACATACACTTCTAAATCGTGCAGATGATAGAAAATGATTTTTTAGAATTTCAAGTAATTTTTTAGTATGTGGAATATGAAGTGTCCCGTTCCACGTCTCGACCTCCTCTTATCCGACATATTCATATCGTTCCTGAAGGATCTGCTCTGCGCTTATGCTGCAGATTGGATTCCAGCCGGTATCGGGTTTTTCTTCAGGATCTCTCCGCTGGAAGCTCGTGCAGCTGTCGCAGTTGGTTCCTCCAGCCGTGCATCCTTTGGTCTTTACAAAATGCCTGCACATGTCTTTCTGGAAGTACCGGTTAAGCTGCTCCCTGCTGTTCCTGTAATACCTCTTGCAATATTCCGGGTTCTGCAGCCGTTCATATTTGCCTCTGACTGCGCTACCAGTTCTGTTGAGTGCTCGTCCTATCTCTTCCCAGCAGTGACCTTTTGCCTTCATCTCCAGGAGTTTTCTTGTCTCTTCTTCGGTCCAAGGCTTATGTTCATTCCTCACAGGCCTTTGCACCAGGCCGAGGTCATATATCCTTTGCTTTATTGCTCCCTCTGACCGGTTCAAAATTTGGCTTAAATCATGGTTTGTGTATTCGTATCTGTCCAGGAGCTGAATGAGCTTGCTGTCTTCTGCCGGCGTCCATGGCTCCGTGTTGAACTTCTCCCTTTTGTCGATCCTGCGCTTTTCCTTTACCCATGCTGGTTCTTTCCCCAGCACATTCTCTTCCAGTCCGGAAAAGTCCACGAGCTCTTTGTGCTGTTCTGCCCATTTCCAGAAGTCATCTATATCAATCACTCTGAATGTGCTGTTCTTGACTTTGTGCTTTTTCACCGGGAGGCCGTTCTCGATCCAGCGGTTTAATGTACCTCCTCCCTGCTGTTTTCCTCCGTATATTGCCAGCATGAGCTGATTAACTGTTATTCTGTGGTCTGCGTGAAGGTGTGCTCCCAGGCCCAGTCTTCGGGCTCTGACAATAACTGCGTTCTCGCTGCGTCCAAGGGCCTTGGCAAGGCTTTTTATGCTTACTACTCCCCATTTGTCCTGGAGGTAGTATTCTTCTTCTGGTGTCCATTTGCGTTTGGCTCTTTCTGCAGGTACCAGCTTCCTTGGTTCAGTTCTTGTCACCTTCATGTTCTCGACCTCCAATCTTCACGTTTATATTCATCCTCATTCCAGGCCAAGAAGTTTTCTGGCCTTAGTTCTTCGTTCATTCGCTATTGCCGTTCTCCTGGATTCACCGACCATCTTTAATCTGATAGGACACATTTCCAGGACGCGATCATATATCCGCGCGTGGCCCAGGGAAGGCGGGTTCTTTAAGTCGTCCATTGACAGGTTCGTTGTAATGATCAACGGCATTCCGGACCTGGACCTGGTGTCAATTATGTTGTAGACTTGTTCGGTAGAATATGAAGTGTCCCGCTCCACGCCCAAATCATCAATCACCAGCAATTTATAACGCTGTAGTTTGTCAATGAATTCCTGATGTTCTTCACCGAACCCGAAACCCTGAAGTTTATTCAAAATCCGCGGTAAATTCGTAACACTAACCGGAACCAGCTTTTCTATAAGCGCGTTTGCTATGCAACAAGCCAGGAAGGACTTTCCGGTCCCGACACCGCCATAAAACAGGATTCCGATATTATCCTTAAACATTTCGTCCCAGTTCTCGACATAACGCCGGCAGACTTCGGAAACCTCTGGGTTCCGGTTATCGTCCTGGTCGAAGGTGTATTGTAAGTACGCCGGATCGGTGATCCCGTCGCGGCGAAGGACTTCCATTCGCTGAAGGAATTGTCTTCGTTCTTCAGCCGCGCGTTCTGCTTCAATTTCCTTCTTCCTGCATTCGCAAGCTATTCCGACACGAACGACCCTTTCGGACTGGCCCCCGAATGCTGGAAGGGTTATGTCGTGCTGTTTCCTGGTGTAGCACTTACCGCACACAAGGAAACCTTCTTCGTCCAGGTAGTCGTCTTCATTACGGTTCTGAAGACTTGCGGCGACCAGCTTGTTCATAACCTCATTCATACCATCACCCCTTTAGGAAGTCTTCTCCGTCGTCGTAGTTCTTAAATGCAGGAGGGGACGGTCTTGCTTTATAACCTCCACGGTCCTGTTCTTTTGATAGCCAGTTATTGATAAACCGAAGAATCCCCTTTTTGGTTTTTCGCTTTGAAGGGTTAGCGTCAAGCCAACCCTTCATTTTTCGAAGTTCCTGCATGACATCAACAGCCGGATATAGCTTTGTCCACTCCTCGACTTGTTCTTCCGTAACCGGATATTCGGTTTTATCATTTAATGTCAGTGTAATAATAGGAGGCGCTGTCGGCTGGCATGGAGCGGCTTCCGCTCCGTGCATACTTTCTGTTTCTTCTTCTGGTTCTGTTTCTTCTTCTGGTTCTGGTTCTGTATTTCGCAACCCTTTATGTAACCGTTTCTTAACTGCTTCCTCAACTCTTTGTAAAGGCTTTTCTAACGTTTGAATAAAGGTTAAAAAGTCGTCAAAAAGGCAATTATCTTCAAGTTCATTTATTTTTTTAACTGCCGCTTTTTGCATATTAGGGTTTTCGATAGCATTATGACGAAGAAACTTTCGAACCAGTACAATAGAAACGGCTTCATCATAGCCTATCAAACCGACTTCGCATAGCGTTCCTAACACTTTCGAAACCCTTTCGACACTCCATCCTAAATCTGCCGCAATGTACTTTTTGGGCAGACGATAAAAGCCGATAATGTTTCGGTGCGGGCAGGTGATTAGGTAGAGAAATAATAGTTTTGCTTCGTCGGGCAAATCCTCTACTTTCCTATCTGTCCAGAATGAATCGTATATTCCTGTATACATTGATACACCCCCTTTCGACCATCAGAATAATTATGCTTTTCTCTGGCAGGAACGGCACAATTCGCGGCCATACTTCTTCATGGAATACTGCTGTTCGGCTGAAGATATGGGACCACCACATTCAGGGCAAACGGGGCCGCTGGACGCTCCCTGTGGGGTCTGCTGGGCCTTTTGTCTTCCTGCCTGGGCGTTTGTATTAACTGAAGGTCCTGGCGCGTTTGTGGTTGTTTTCTGGGCGTTCATATCAAACCTGACATTGCCGTTTCGGTCTACAATAACCAGTTCTGATATTTCGCGGCAGTCGTTATAGCCGACATGGGCCACAGAAAAGCGCGTACTCGGAAAACATCTGTAAATTTCCTTTTGGCCTTGCCTTTCGACGTAATATTCAGAATCCATAAGTTCAACATAGATGAAAGGGGCGGTGTAAAGTTCACGGCCGATTCCGATGTTAAAACCGGCCCGCTTGAATGCGTCCGAAGCCTGGCCTTTTTCCTTTTCGGTGTTACTTTCAACACCGACATCCTGCTTCGATATCCATTCGCCGGTTTCTTTGTCGCGAATGCTGATCGTGCAGAATAGGTTCCCGTTGATCAGTTCATGGGATCTTTTCCACCCATAGATCCCGAAGACTTCGTCCAGGATCTTCATGTCAACACGGGCGTCCTTGTATAGAAGAAGGACCGCGCCTACGGTTCCATTTCTTGTTTTGCCGACGCTCTGGACGCGGACATCAATTTCGTTGGCTTTTAGCAACCGGATTTCAGGTCCTTTACTTTCGTTCACTGTTTGGCACCACCTTTTCTTTGTAATAGCTGCAGAATTCACAAGCTGCACAATAGTCCAGGCACTTCTTGTCTTCGCCAGGGCGGATCACTATTTCATCACCGCCGTTTTCTGCCTTCCACTGTTCGGCTTCCTCCATGGTGTCCAGGACACGAAGGGCTGTCTTACGGCCTTTTTTCATAACCGCGAACTTGTCGCCGCTGTTAAACCTTTCTTCTGGCGTACAGATCGGAAGTTCGTC